TTTTTCTTTTTTACATTTTTCTAAAAATTCTTTTTTGTTCATTGATATTTACCTAAAAGCATAACCATTAACCCAACAAACCAAGCTATATCTTGTACCTTTAGTTACAGGGACAACGCCATGTTTCATGTAAGATGGGAAAAAAATAGCTGTACCTTGACCCAGAGAATCTTCAACGACAAATTTTTCTTTATCATCTGGAAAATCAAACGTGCCACCCTCGTAATATTCTGGTGATGTCAGTTGTATAGAAACAGATAATTTTCTAACCAGTTGATCAGATGAAACATTATCATAAAGACCATCTTCATGAGGTTTATAAAAACCTTGATTTTTTTCGTCATACTTTGTTATTTGAAAATGTTCAGGCTCTAACAAATCAAAATTATAAAAATCATCATTAACTTTCTTAATCAACTGAAGTATAGGGATGTATATGTCTAAATATTTTATACTACCAACAAGAAAACTTGTTTCACTTTTTCTTATAGTAGGTTGATTTAGCCCTCCACTAACCAAGGCTGAAGCAAATCCAGGTTTAGCTATTTCTATTATTTTATTACACAAATCCGAAGAAAGAGCGTTTTTGGCTACGATAATATTTCTTTTCATGATCTTCTCATTTCGGGTATTGGAAAATAAGGTGCATTTATGTCAAAAAAACTAATGTATGTAATTCTTTCTTCGTCAGGCTTTAAGTTATACATGCCTCCATGAGGGCTTGATCCATCAAAGCCTATTAATTTGTTGTAGGATGAATTAAACAAACAATCCAATTTAAACTGATATAGATGATTATTTAAATATTCATAATAATCTTCCATTTTTAAATTAGGACTTTTATTGTAATATTCACTTTTTAATGTAGGATCGCTTGAAGTTAAATTAAAACCACTTTTTTGAGAATACAACGCAGTTCCAGAAAAATCATTTTCTGAAAGATATATAATGGCGGTAAATTTTATATCAGCATCATTATGTATCCAACCTTTTCCTGGATGTTTTTTATTTAAAACATGAGCTTCTACATCGTCATATGTTATTTTTTGAAAATAAGAATTTGCCGTAAACTTCAAACTTTGAAATTGCATGAAATCAGGATATAAAAGTCTTAAAATTTTGTAATTAATTTTTTGTATAAGGTCAATGCTCTGTGCATCTTTAGCTTCGGCTCTTAGTCCTGGGTAATTTCCTAAAGGTTTTTCATATGTTAATGATTGTGCAAATTCTTTTATATAGTCAACTTTTTCAAAGAAATCATTTACTTGTAAACTTGGATAATTCATGGTGTAACCGTCATACTTTCATATAAGTTTGGTCTTCCATCATATTGAAACTGTGGGTAAAATTGACCATCTTTTTCTATATAATGAAGAAACACTTGCCTATGCCAATCGTATTGTAGCTCATGTCTCCAGTGTTCTTGTTCACATCCTTTGTAAATCACACCTTCCCCAACATCTAATTTAACAACATTATCTTCTACATTTATTGTCCACATGTCGTCTTTGTGTGAAGCGTCTATACAAAGCGTGACGCTTACTTCACATGACGGTCTGTCTGTATGTGGTGGACAATCTTGTGTTTTAAAGTAAGTTCTCCAAAAAGAATATGTTGGTACTAATTCTTTCCCATATGCTTTTTCTATTTTTGGTTTTATGAAGTGTAATAAGTTCTCAAAAATTGGATCAGCATAAACACTTTTTGTGCCATTGAAATTTCCTTGTGATGTGCAAGGTTCAATTATTGTTTCGATATATGCTATATGATCAGACAAACACTTTGCATGATCTTTTTCTAAAAGTTTAAGTTTTTTGTTAATCATATTCTTGCTACCTTATAGGTAAATTTACAAGAAATAAAAATATATGTCAAATGTTAAGACCAAGGAAAAGAAGCTGTAAAGTTCCCATCAGAATCAGTTGTGCCTTTAGCTGTGGAACCATTAACTTTTTCTTGAAAATCTATTTCGTTTTCAATACCCGTTTTAATTTCAGCTAGTTGAGTAGACCCAACCCTACCTTCAACCCAGCTCACTACGTTCGCTTCTGTAACAGAGCCATATGCTGTAAAACTACTATCTATATTATCTACATTCATATCTAAATCAAAATATGATTCAGCATTTATGCTCCCAATACTTTCACTTGTTCCAGTTAAAGTTGCTTCTACTCTGAGTATTGCATCACTGTAAGTAGTCCCATCTTTTGTAACATCTTTAGTGTATAATGTATTTATTGTCCAAGCGTATGTTGCCATTATTCTGTGCCTCCTGCGACTGTGCCATTATTTGTAAAAGTTACGTTTGATATACCTTCGATATAGTTTCCTGCACCACCTGCTGATCCTCCTGCTCCTCCAGCAGTTCCTGATGTTGTTGAAGGTGTTCCCGTTGAGCCAGTGGATCCAGCATTTCCAGCTTGACCATATCCACCTCCTGCTCCTCCTGCTCCTCCAGCACCACCGTTTCCAGCTTGACCTGTTGATCCACTAGCACCACTTGCTCCAGCATCTCCTCCAGGTTGATTATTAAATCCTCTACCCAAACCTCCAGCACCTCCAGCACCACCATTATGACCTGAAACCTGTGTTTGTTGGTTAAAAGGTTGAGGAAATGTTCTGTAAACTTCGTGTTGTTGTCTGTTAGCCACAGCAAAATTGTTTTCAGGTGATGTAGCAACTACAACTGGACCAGAAGATCTTTGCGGACCTCGGTTATAAGTATACTGACCTTGAGTAAATGAAGTTCTGTTGTATGGACCAACAGGAAAATTACTAGCTCCAGGAGCGGGTCCATATTGTATTGCTGAGTTTTGTTGTCTAGTAGTTTGACCATATGGGAAACCATAAGGAGCAGGATAACTTGGACTATAGTTTGAAATTCTTGACCACATATAAAAATTATTTGGGGGACCAAGATAAAAAGGACCCTGCTGTGCTGTCTGTTGTCCTACTTGTTGTTGTTGAAGGTTACCACCTTGTCCGCCGCCACCACCACCAGAGCCACCTCCGCCTCCAGCTAACATACTTCCATTATTAACTAAGGTTACTGCTACTGATGCTCTAAAAGCGTCTCCTCCAGGCGATCCTGCTGATCCTGCTCCAGAATTTGCACTACCTGCACTTCCTCCTGCTCCTCCTGCACCTATGATGCTACCGTTATTTGTGATAGTAATAGTTCCTGCTCCACCACTATCTGCCTCAAGAGCATATTCAGAAGTGTTGTTTGTTCCTAAAGTAACAGAAGATGGTATTACAACATTTTTTGGATAGTCTATTCCATAATCAGTTGCACCAAATATATCAGATAAATTTTGATCTGTAGCTCCAGCAGAATAAGTAAATGTAAAACCTTTACCTTGATCATAAAAGTCACTTACATCTAAAGCACCACTTTCAGGCACATTCGCAGCATCATTAGTGGCAGTATTATCTGGGCTTTTAGCTCTTATATTAGAGCCACCCCTGTAAAGATCACCAAGGCTAATTGCACTTGAGCCACCGACAAATTCTGTTCTTAACGCTGAAAAAGATAAAGATTGTCCAGAGGATGGAATAGCCATTTAACTACCTTTTAGTTCATTAACTTCTTGTTTTAGTTTTTCAATTTGCAATTTAGATGTGATTACATCATCACTAAGCTCTTTGACCGCTTCTATTAAAACAGATGTTAGTTTACCATAGTCCACAGATTTTGTTTGCATATCATCATCTGCTGTCATCACAACTTCTGGTAAAATAGCTTCCATATCTTGTGCTAAAACACCAACTTGAGTTTTGGCATTTTCAACATCGTTTCTTTTGTAATAAACACCTTGCATTGCCATAACTTTTTGCAAAGCATTTGCTATTGGTTCTATATCGGTCTTTAATCTTTTGTCAGAAAAAGCAGTTACATCATTGTTAAATGTTGCAGCACCTGCACTTGACATATCTATGGTAAGGGCTGTAATCGTTGAGCCACCATCATTACCCTTGATTATAAAATCTTTATCTTGAACTTGTGTGTTAAATATTGCATTGGAATCACTCATACCAAGATGTATTATAGAAGTTCCACCATCTTTAAATAAAACATCGCCACCATCTGCATCTATTGTAATATCTGCTGCAGAATCAAATGTCATGTCACCAGAGTTTGTTTTAAGAGTACCTACATTTACAGAACCACCAGATAAGTCTAAATCTATCAAGGCATCTACAACAGCAGCTCCGCTTCCTGCTCCATCTAAATAAACAATCTTTGTGTCGCCATTACCTATCGTAACATTTCCACCACTACCTTGTGATATGGTTATTGACTGACCACCAGTTGTAGCATTTTCAATAATATGAACTCTTTTCATTGTGTTTGGTGCAATGGTTAAAGTTCTAGTTGCTGTTAAAGTTGTTGATGTTACTTTTATAAAAAAAGCTCTAGCACCATCAGAAGATCCGTCCGCAACAGTTTCTGTTGCATCAGCATCTGATCCCAAATTGACAGTTGCAAAACCTAAACCTTCACCAATAAGTTCTAAATTTGTATTTGTTGATGTACCCCAAGTTCCAGACTCGTCACCTGTGGCTATTTCTTTCAACCTAAGATTGTTTACATATGTTGCCATTTATGCCGCCTTTTCTACCCAATTCGCCAGTTGATCTGGCTCAATTAAACTATAAACTTGCTCCTCACCAGTTGCACCAGTAGCACTAACTCCAGTTAAAGATAACACAGAACTAGCTGTTATTGCAATATCTTCTAAAGAAATAGATAATCCAGCTAAAGTTACGGAGGCATTTGCTCCTGCAGATACTATTTCTTCGCCTAAAGCCGTGGTTCCGAGAACCGTTGTAACTGGTGCTCCCGTTGTTG